TTGCATGCGTATTTATTTCTTCATTTGTCATATATCAATCAAAATCCAATATCATCATTTAAAAAATTATCATTTGTTTTTGGTTGCACCATATCATATGATTTTAATATTACATAATCCTTTACGGAATTTTTATCACTATATTGTCCTGTTTTATCATGCTGTATTATAATATTAACTTTACCGGATTTTCCTATGCAATCTTCTGATGATATTAATCCTTGATCGTACTTTTCAGATAATCCTACGCTGTCACAGAAATGTTTTAATTTATGAATCATTTGTTCTAATAAATAATCATATATAATTCTAATGCTATTACCTTCATATATTCTTAATTTTAACTTTATCATTTCATTACCTGATTTTGACGTACAATCCATCGATTCAACTACTTCAAAATCATAGATTCCTGGTTTTATTAATCCAATTAATGCTATATCTTCATTAGACTTTGGTGAAAATCTCATGATACTTCTCCTTGTATTTTAGATTTGAAATGATTTATACACTTTTGAATATATAAAGAGGAAAGATAATCAAAATCCTCTACTTCTTCTTTCTTTAATATTTTAAGTTTTGATTCTTCGTCAATATGCAAAACTTCTATTAAACGTTTTAATTCTTTAATTTGTTCGGATGATGCGAGTTGTATTGATACAGAATCTTTTTCTAATATTTCTTTCCCATATCTCTTTGCTATTTCTTCATAACAAAATGGAAATGTCTCACCATCTGGAAATGATTCTATGCGTGATTTTTTTATAATACCAATTCTTTCTTTTCCACGTTTTTGTACTTCAAATACTAGGTCAAATAGAAAATCTAACTTTTTATAACAATCAAAAGTTTGTCCTAAAACAGCCATATTCTGTCCATATTCATTTTTTGAATGACTCGTAATAATGACATTGAGATCAAGCTTAAGCAATAAGTTTAAAAGATTTTTCATTCTTTTATTTGCTTCTGAGTAATGTCTACCAAAATCAGTACCATTCTTAAGCGCACATTTATCTAATAGATCATTGTAGATTGTAGTGAGTGGGTCAATAATAAGTGTTTTGTAGGGATGTTTTTCACTTAAAAGTGATTTTACTTCCATGATTAAATCTTCAAAATCGGTCGTCTGAAATATAACACCATTATTATTTTTCAGTATCTCAACATACTGATCATTCACGGCACCTTTTTCTGTATCTATCAAGTAAGGTTGTGGAAAATTTATTGCTGCTGTTGTTTTACCAGCACCAGCACCACCATAAAATAATACTTTTAATCTCTTTTGCACTGACTCTGGTTTGATACCGCGTAAAGCCATACATCACCTCAATTAGTTATAATTATTAGACACAAATATATTTGTAACAACAGTGTAAAATACAATATTAAAGTTTCATGATTTTGATATAGATTTATTATTGTCATATATAATTTATCTACTTTAATTCCAACTCGTTCATCAGCAGTTATTATGTCTCGCATTACCATTGACATGCCTCCTGTGATGAATAGTTATATTTAGTTGAAACATTTATTTCAGAAAATCTATCATCAAACAAATCTGATATTGTCTTCTCAAAATATAACCTGATACCTTTTTTCCAATTATTATTAAAATCAATCTCTTTATCTTTATTTGTGCTATCAGATAAATAATTGATGAGAGCAGGTTGCATAATAGATTCGTAAAACGGATTATCAATTGATGTTGCTTCAAATGCATAATCAGGATTATCTATCATGATTAAGGCAGATAATTCATCCATATCAAAATCTGGTACATCTGTTATATAAAAATGCGTAATATCATATTTGTCATAATGTACATAATTAGATATTAATTGATCGACAAATTGCGTGGTTACTTTAGAGTAGTTCATTACTTTGCTCCTTGCTTTGTAACGTATAGATCAAAAAATACTTCATTCCATTGTTTTGCAAGATCATGTGCTTTAGATATATGAATGTTATCTGTTAGCTCAGGTTTGCAATCTATACCGCTTAAAACCTTGTTTACTAAATTTATTCCTATGCTAACTAGTTGATATTCTTTCGAAGCTGTGTATACAATTCGCTTAACCATCTTGATTACTCCTGAAAATTAATTAATTTTGGTTTATTTATGTCGTTGAGGGGTTAGCGCCCCTCACTGACAACGATTATTTATGCATGTCTAGTTAAAAATCCTACTACAGTTAAAACTAATCCTGTTTGTAAAAACATCATTCCTCCTACTTTGATAATTATTTTCATCTCTAATTCTTTTAATTTTGTTTCTAAGAAAGTTTTAGTAACTAATTTATTGTCTACTAACTTATTTAATTCTCTAGCTTGATATTCCGCATGTTCACGTTTTATACCAATCCTTTCAGCGCCATCTATATAATCAAGTACATTGAATGTTAATGACATTTCTAGTTATCCTCGTTTTGTGTATCAGGTAAATTCTTTGTGCTTTTCTTATTGGATGCCTTTTCTAGTATATCTCTAACAACATCTTGTAAACTTATATCTCTATCTATAGACATAATCTTTAACTTCTTCCAACAGTCATGTGATATTTCTATGTTAATATTCTTTGTATCTTTCATATGTTAATCCTTATTTATATAAGTTATCTAAATGTGATTATACCGATGTATCTTCTACCGTCAAGTGATTATCAATCTTTTTTTTATATTTATCTACACAACGAATAATAATGTCTGTCATAGAGACTTCTTGTTCTGCGGCTGTTTTCTTAAGAAAAATCCATAAATCTCTGGGCATCCTCATGTTGAATGTTTTTATTGCTGTATGTTTTTTTATCATGAAGCTATTCCTTTTTTAATTATATATTGAATTGACTAAATGTACCATGTAATATCATAACATACAAGGAGGACGTATGAATAATTATAGGGAATATAGTGAAATTAAACGATTAAACGATTAATAGATGAATATTTTAATTTGATGCCAGATAAATCATATGAGGAGTTTATTAAACGATTAGTTGATATACTGCAAGTTTAAAGGAGAGTTGAAGCTCTCCTTTAGATATAAATCCATTTAACCAAGAACAGGACAATTTTAAAGCTTTCGCATGGATTTGCAAGCTTTTATATATGAAAAAACTTATACCCTATGGTAAATTTTTAAAAGAATTTAATTTAACGCATAAAAATGATGTTTATCTCTTTGTTGGAAAGAACGCTTGGGATAAAGCAAGCAATTTCCAAATTAGTCGTCCTGGTACTTTATGCTTACCACCTAATGATTCCCCTTTTCATTATGATTGGCCTATCAAAGATTGTGATATTTTAATTTTTGATACTTCGGTTTCCTCCCTTCAATACATTGAAGATATTGTCTATTGTTTATTTAATCATCAAGCGAATATAGTTCGATATAGTTCGCTTGAGGGAAAACTTACCGTTTATAAAAAGGATTTTTGAAATGAAAGACAAAACATATTCACAATTACACGCAGAAAGAAAGAATAATGATAATGTATCTTATTTGAATTATGTAGATCTCGTTTGCATTGATGACATACAGCCTGAAAATCAACCGTGGTTATGGCCCAATGTTATACCTCTTGATGCTTTCACTCTTTTTGCAGGTGTAGGCGGCCTTGGAAAATCTCAACTTCTAATGTTTATTGTAGCACATATTAGTAATGGAAAATCGTTTCAAGCAGGAGGTGTTACTCATCAGTTACCTGAAGGTGCAGTTATTATTTTATCCTCAGAAGATAGCCAAAAATATGCTATTTCTCCCCGTTTAAGAGCATTAAATGCAGATACCACAAAGATTCATAAAATAAAATCTGTTAGCGATGAAAGAGAACCCTTTAAAAAAAGATTAATGGCGCTTGACCAAGATTTAAAATTATTAAAAAAAACAATTACAGATTTAAAAGAAAATAAAAATCAAACAGTAAAATTAATTATAATCGATCCTATTATTAACTTCATTGGAAAGGTAAAAGATTATATTAATACCGAAGTAAGCAATTTCCTTTATAGTCTTACAGAATTAGCGGAAGAATTTAATTTATCAATTATTCTAAATAAACATTTAAGAAAAAAGGATAGTTCTGGGATCAGTTCTGCTATTGATGAAATAGCGGGTTCTCATGCATGGGTTAATACAGCTCGTCAAGTTTGGTTGTTGTGCTGTCATCCAGATGATAAAAATAAAATACTTTTTATGGATGGAAAAAGTAACATTAAAGAGAAAATAACGGGACTTGCCTTCAATATAAAATCAGTTGAAATTTTAAACAAAAATAATGAAATAATCAAAACATCTCGAATAGAATGGTTAGATGAAATAATAACTATTTCAATCGATGAAGCTATAAATAAAGAAGTCTATGAAAAATCTAAAATTCAGACAACAATTGATCAAATTCACCAACATCTAACAAAACATGGACAATCTCTGCTTGCTCATATTAAGTCAAAATTGATTAAAAAAGGGGTCTCAGAGGCCACTTTTCGACGTGCTTTATGCGAATTTGAGCAGGCACAACGATCAAATTTGAAGATTACACGGGGCATCAAAGGCGCAAAAACATACATGCTCATCGAAGATTAACCTCTCTATAAGGGGGGAGTGAGCAATGAGCAATCTGAAATTACCGTATTATAACTAATTGTATCTATTGAGTTTTGTGTCTGCTCATCTGCCTGCTCATCTGCCTGCTCATTTGAGCATTCTACCCATTTCAGATTGCTCATTTGAGCACCCAAATGAGCACCCAATGAGCAGACAGCAAGTATATGATATATATATATATATTATTATTATTATTGTAGATTGCTCATTGCTCATTTGTCTGCTATAGGGAATAAATTTAAAATATTGAATCATAGAGTGGCGCCAATGGCGTCAAAGAGGAGTAACAAAAATGAAAATACAATGGGATCCAATTATCACAGACAGTAGTGAACAAACATCTCGTTTAAAAGTGCCAGGAGGATGGCTTATAAAAGAAATAACATATAAATTTACAGAGGATAATATAAATATTATAACAACATCTTGTTCAATCTGTTTCTTACCTGATGAAAATCATTCGTGGTTGAAAGATCTTGATATGTAAATAGGTTAGTAGCGGGTATAAAAATAATTGATCCTTGATGAAATATGGAGGTTTTAATAGACACGTCATCGCCAGAAAGTATCAAACGGATCTAACCTACTAAATCACTTTTAAAACCCAGATAACCCAGGCTGGGTTTCTGGGTTTTTTATATGTTAACTTTTCTTTAAATATTAATTAACTACAAATGAGAAAATATCACACGACTTACTCGTCATTTACAGGAACGCTCCTCAAAAAAAAATCATAGGAGTGTTCCTGTGAAGTTGCAGAAGATAGGGCGCTAGAAATTAACTAGCAAATTGCCAGAAAAAAATTAGCAAAACGTAACTTAATATCTCTAATTAAAATCTAAAGCGGATATAAAGCGGATAAGCCCAGAATTTTAACATGGTTAAGATAGAGATTCGGTAAACATTTATAGGTAGTCACTCCAAGAATGTTTACTTTCGCGCTAATATTCGTTTTATTTAATCCAAGATTGAGGTAAATATAACCTATAAGTTTTTGCTTTGAGTTGCGTCCGCTTTCCCGTTTTTTCCCGTTTCGGGAATCGCGGGAAAATTGCTAGTTAATTTCTAGCATCTTTGTTATACTGATTACCGTTTTGTGTGTAATCCTTATTGCTTTATTTATTCCGGCGATCATCCTGGTCGCCTTTTTTTAATGTAGAACGGAATCTACATGTCTAAAAAATATATGGAAAGTTTTGGGTTGCTTTATGGCGTTTCGCTTCCTGAAAAGATATTTAAAAGTCCTTTACCTGTTAAAAAAATATCTGAATTTGTTCGTAGCGAAGATGATGAACAAATCCATCTTGTTGTCTGGTTAACCAAACAAAATATCCCATTTTTCGCAATTCCAAATGGGGGATCTCGGCATAAATTGGAAGGCTATAAGCTAAAACGGGCCGGTGTGCAACGTGGAATACCCGATCTCATGCTGCCCCTTTGTTGTGGTAAACATCATGGGTTATTCATCGAGATGAAACGTGTTAAGATGTCCAGAGTTACTGATGAACAACAATTTTGGATCGATTTGTTAAACAAAAATGGGTACAAAGCCGTAGTTTGTTATGGTTTTGAAGATGCCAAAAAAATAGTTGAAGATTATTTAGGTTCCATGTAGAACATTAGAGGGATCGTGTCAGGTTGATCTACTAAGAGAAGGTGAGCCGATTGCTATTCTAGCGGGTAGCGGGGCGATCCCATAAATTTTGGAGCAACGATGCAAGAAAAATTACGGAAATTATTATTGCGTCATGAAGGAATGCGATTATCACCTTATCAAGATAGTTTAGGTAATCTTACAATCGGTGTAGGTTGGGCGCTAGAAAAAAATCCGATGAGAGAGTCTGAAGCATTATTCCGGCTTAATAATGATTTAGAATATTTTCTTGAACAACTAGAATTTAAATATGATTGGTTTGTTAAACTAAATGATGTGCGTAAATCTGTTATTGTTAACATGTCATTTAATCTAGGACTCAAAGGATTTGCAAGCTTTAGGAAAATGATTAAATTAATAGAAGATGAAAAATACCAGTTAGCCGCAGTAGAAATGTTAGATAGCAGATGGGCTCTTCAAGTAGGGAAACGAGCCGATGAATTGTCAGAGATGCTAGCAACAGGGAGGTGGTTGAATGAATTGGCTAATTAATTTAATCAAAAATAGTCCGTTTGCGGCACTTATTTTACCTTCTGGATTAAATTTAGTTACATTTTTGGGTAACTTATACGTTTATTTGTCTGACGGACAGTTAGACAATGAAGAATTTCATAAATTAATGTCATCTGCGTCTGGGATAGAAGCTTTGTTAATTATTTTTATCATGTTTGCGCTCAAGAATCGTCGCTCGATGTAATAATATTAACGCGCGTTTTATAATCTGACTTTTATTCTCTCCAAAGAAATCTGAGAGAACATCTAATTCTCTCATGTCTTCTTTAGTCAATATGAATGTAATGCGTTTGACTGCAGGTGCCATAAATATTCATTAAATCCAATGTTGAATTTTAGCTATTAAGGTAACAATTCCTATTGCGCTGCCACCTATCATTCCTAACAAAAATATAAAATATTTATCTATTTTTTTGTCTAAATGTCTAAAATTATCATCTATTTTTTTATCCATTTCGCTGAATTTTTTGTCAATCGAGTCAAATCTTTTGTCAATAGAATCAAATCTCTTGTCAATAGAATCAAATCTTTTATCCATTCTTAACATCGTTTCATTGATATGCAGGATAGCTTGTTCAAGTAATGCTAATCTCGTATTTTCATGAACATGTTTTTGCGACTTCATTTTTATAATCTTTATTTATTATCAAGCACAGTTACTTGATATGATCGTAATAATACTATAATCACAATATATCACCACTTTATTCCCTATTTATTTATATTTATTTTGAGTGCATAATGTGAGCAATCAATAAGCTATGGATAGCAAATGGAAATCAAACCAAACAAAAGAGCTTACGAAAATCGTAAAGTAGATAAAGCACTCTTGGATAGAATTTTAAAAGATATCGAAGAAGGATCTACAAACGAACATGCAGCAGAATCGAACAGAATAAGCGAATCACATTTTTATTTTATGTTGCAACAAGGTCGTTGCGATTTAGATCATGAAGTTGATTCATTATATGCTTATTTAGTAGAGGGTCTTCGCAAAATTGAACAGAAAGAAATCAAATGGGCTCGCGGACAAATAAAGATGAGCCCTAAGAGTCATGCTGGTGCAGAATGGACATTAGAGCATGCGTATTGGCGACATTTTTGCGGTAATGCTGCATTGTTAGAACTTGAAAAACAAGTAAAGGATTTAGTTTCATCATGGAAAAAGGAGTAATACAAATGCCGCTTGTTAAGGGATTATATTCACGTAGCAAACCTGGTATCGCAAAAAATATTAGCGCTGAAATCAAATCTGGTAAACCTAAAAAGCAAGCAATTGCTATTGCTTACAGTGTTGCAAAAAAATCTAAAAAAGGGAAAAAGAAAGATGGCAAATAAATGGATTGATAAAGCAATAAAAAAACCAGGGGCTCTTAAAAAAGAACTCGGCGTTAAAAAAGGTTCTAAGATTCCTAAATCAAAACTTAATGCCGCTGCAAAAAAAGGTGGCAAGCTAGGACAACGCGCACGACTTGCTAAAACTCTTTCAGGATTTAAAAAATGATTGAGAAACGTCGAGATAAATATCAAAATCTTCCCTCTGGCTGTCCTGATTTAGATGATTTTCATGCAAATGTTAAAAAGAAATATCTAGCAATATCAGATAAAGTTAAAAGATATCTTCAGGCAAAGACATTCCCACCGCAGGAAATAGAAGATGAATATTATTTTGTTTTGAGCGAATTGCGCGCTTATCTCGATTCGATCAATTTTAAAATGCCGAAAGTGAAATATCCTACGTTGCTTGAAAAAAGAAAAAAGGATAGTAAATGCGATGCAGTGCAAAAATTGCAATTATCCAAACTCACACGTAATAAGCACTGATCGAAACGGTAATGAAGTTAAACGCAGAAGAGAATGTTTGAGATGCGGTTATCGTTTTAGTACGAATGAAAATGTAAGAGAAGAGAAATACAAATCACTACCTCCTCATCGGATTTTGCCGAAATGAGTCTAAGTATTTCGAGTATTGAGGGAATGATTACGAAGTTAAAACAGCAAACAAATCGTTCTGTGACAAAACATGTATCAATCGAAAATGATCGGACACTAATCTATGGAAAACAAGATATTAAGGAATATATACCAACACATACCGGTAATCTTGCTCATCATGACGATAACTTCGTTAGGGTTATTATGGGACCGTATGGAAGCGGTAAATCAACATGGGCGATTAATGAAATATTACAACGATCAGTCGAGATGCCAATCTGGTCTAACGGCAGAAGACGCAGTCGATGGGCAATAGTTAGAAATACATCTGGTGAATTACAATCTACTACTTTGCAGACATGGTTGTCCTGGTTTGGCGAACTTGGCGATATACAGAAACGTCAGAAGCCAATTTTGACATACGAACATTATTTCAATGATGGCCATGGAATTGTTGAGCTTGAACTTATCTTCATCGCATTAGATCGAGAAGAAGATGTTAGAAAGATTAAGTCATTAGAACTAACAGGATGTTATATTAATGAACTATCAGAAGTTCCAGAAGCTGCATTGTCACACATGAAAGGAAGAGTTAATCGTTATCCTTCACATCACTTCTGTCCTAATCCTTATTGGGCTGGCATCATTGCTGACACAAATCCGCCAGATGAAGACCACTGGATTTACAAGTTATTTGAAGAGAAATCCATTCCATCTTATAAACTATTTAAACAACCACCCGGTCTTTTAAAAGATCAAGATAGTCATTGGATAAAGAATAATAACGCAGATAATGTCACGCATTTGCCCGATAATTATTACACGAATCTTGCAGAAGGTCAGACATCAGAATTTATAAAAGTATTTTGTTTAGGACAATACGGTTCAGTCGGACTTGGAAAATTAGTTTATCCTGAGTTTAATGCTGATGCTCATATTGTCGATCACATTGAGGCAATACAAGGTGAACTACTTTATCTGGGATGGGATTTTGGATTAACTCCAGCTTGTATTGTGACGCAATTATCGGCTCGTGGTCAGTTGTTAGTGTTAAAAGAATATATTGGAGAAGATATCGGAATCAAATCATTTGCAGAATCTGTTGTGATTCCAGGTATTGTTAAAGACTTTCCTTATTGCAAGATTGGAAAATCATTTGGCGATCCATCTGGTAATAAGCGTAATGAAATCATAGAAGAGATGTCTTGTATTGGCGAGCTTAATTCTTTGGGAATCAATACAGTATCAGCGAGCACTAATGATATAAGCGCAAGATTAGCTTCAGTTCGTTATTTCTTGAATAAGATGATTGACGGTAAGCCCTCTATTGTCATGTCTAAGAAAGGGTGTATGACGCTTTATAAAGGATTTACAAAGGACTATGTTTATCAACGAGTCGCTGTTCGTGGAGAAGAACGTTATAAAGATAAGCCAGATAAAAACTATGTATCGCATATTCATGATGCGCTACAATATGTTTGTATGGAGTTTGCATCTGATAGAATTATTAAAGATAAAACGGCAAAAAAAGAAATTGATATGTTTAATCCAGTATTTAGGTGGCAATAAAAGGAAATTACGATGTCTGCGTGTTATTTCTTTCATAAGTATAATAAAAAATGTCCATTTTGCGGATATAAAGAATCAGAAAGAAAACCAAAAGATTTAAATAAAATTTTAATTAGGATATTAATATGAGTTGTACTTGTAAAGATGAAAATGGTAATTATTTAGATCAATGTATAGGAACTTGTTCCAGCGGAAAAATGATCGTTAAATCATATATTGATTCAATAAAAGAAATTGAAAATAACTTAAATCAAATTTTAAGTAAAATAGAAATAAAATTTAATAATATAATAAATTCACTAGAATTTAAAATTAATGATTCTTATAAAGAAGGATTTCAAGAAGGATTTAAACTTGGAGTTGAAACAGAAAGGAACTAAACGAATGAGCGGCTGTCATAACCCAACAGTTGAAAGTGATGATGAATTTTTAGAAAAAATAGATGAATTATTTGTCAGAGTAAAAGATTTAGAAAATCTCTCAGTTGATATTTATGATATGGAAGCAAGAATAAGGGCCCTAGAACAAAAGTAATAAATAGTTTTAAATAAATTTAACCCACGGAAGGGATAAATATCATGGAAGAAGAAATTGAAAGTACATTATTGCCCGATGAATTAAATGAAATTGAAGAACGACGAAGACAGCAGTTAGAAGATGCTGGAATTGACGAACAAGATGTAATCGCTAAATCAAAAAAGAATGTAAGTGGATGGGAAAGTTATTTTAATCAGAACATAGAAAGCGGAAAAGACGATCAGCAATTTGCTATTAGCGATCAGTGGACAGCGATAGAGCGTGCAGAGTTCAATCGTCTATTCAAACCTGCAATGACATTCAATAAAGTTTATGATTCTGTTAAAAAGATTGCGGGAGAACAGAGAAAGAATAAACCAGATCTTATTGTTAGATCACTCACTGGAAAAGCAACAGAAGAACAAATAGATTTAAGAGCAGATTTAGTTCGTACAATATCCTATCAATCTCAAAATGATCTAATCTATCAACAAGCATTCATGAGCGCGCTTCTATTTGGTTTCGGTGCATTTCAGATATCAATAGATTACGAATCTCCTAAAAGTTTTAATCAGATCATTAAGTTTGATTCAATCAACGATCCTATTCGAGCAAGTTTTGATCCTATTGCAACCAAACCGCACAAAGGAGATGGTAATTTTTGTGCGAGAAATTATTTATTCAGCAAAGAAGAATTTCATGCAACCTATCCATACATCATAAATCCAGAATCTTATTTTGATCCCTGGTCAGTGATGGAATTTCAATTTGAGATTAAGGACGCTATCGTTGTTTGTGATTATTTTCAAAAAGAATGGTTTTCACAAATAGTTTATAAATTAAGTAATGGACAAACTGTTACAAAAGATGAATGGGAAGAAATGCAATCTAGCTTTAAAATTAAAAAGGAATTAGCAAAAGATTCTAAAGTGGTAGGACAATTAATATTGGATGAAATACCTAAAATTGTTTCTGAAAGACAATCCCAAGATTATAAGATTATGCATTATCGATTGTTAAAAAATCAGATTATTGATTTTACTGAATGGCCTTCAAAATATTTACCGATTATATTTGTAGATGGTGATTCGCATTATTTGAAAGGCATGCAACATACTAGATCATTTATCAGAGATGCAAAAGATGCGCAGCGCTTCATAAATTATGTTGGATCTGAAATTGCAGCTGAGATTAAGAACAGACGACGCGAACAATGGTTGGGTACGCCTGATAACATAATTGGTCAAGAACAGATGTGGAGAAACCCTGAATTACAAATAGGTATGTTGATTGCAAAACCTGATCAGAAAACCAATATGATGCCACAGAAAATGCCAGCTTGGGAAATATCACAATCATTACTACAACAATATCAGCGTGGAACAGCAGACATTAAAGAAATCATGGGATTTTTTGAAGAAAGTCAGGGCCAAGAATCTAATGCGCAATCTGGAGTTGCAATTGCAAATAGACAACTTGCTAGCAGCATGAGCGCATATGTTTATAGAGATAATCTTAATCAATCGATTGAACAAGCTGGACGTGTAGTATTAGATTTGTTGCCATTGATATATGGACAAGATGAGCGTTACGTTGTGTTATCTAAAAAGAATGGTGATACGAAACCAGTTACATTGAATAAACAAAATAATGATGGTGAAATTGAAAATTCATTAGATACAGGAGATTATGATATAGAAATTGATGTGGGCCCAAGTTTTGCAGTGCAGAAAGCAGCATCAGTTCAAATGTTAATACAATTAATACAAACTAATCCGCAGGTATTTCCTCTTGTTGCTGATTTGTTAGCTAAAAATCTTGATGTGCAGTTCATGCCGCAAATATCAGAAAGATTTCAGAATTTAGTTCCGCCTGAAATTATAGCAAAAGAAAAAGGAATGCCACCACCGCCGCAACAACCTAACCATCAAGCACAGATGCAACAATTAGAAATGCAAAATCAAATGCAGCAATTGCAAGAACGCGCGAAAGAATTACAAATCAGACAAGAGCGACATGATTTAGATAAAGTCGAACTCGCATTAAAAGCACAAGAAATGCAATCTAAATTAGGCGCACAAACGCAAGGCCAAGCAATTGAGATGAAGAAAGCTGATTTAGATTACAAAGCTAAACTTGCTAAAATTATGGCAGATTTAAATAAATCTACTTCTCAACTTAGATAACAAACCCCCATTAGTGGGGATTGACTTTGAAAATCGTAATCTAATAATGGAATTAAACGTAATAAGGATTATTACGGGGCCAATAGAACGCCGTAGTTCTAGGGCAGATGATGCCAGTGTGGAGTAGATGTTATGGATGACGCTCAGAATGTGAGTCAAGATGCTGTAATGGAGAGTTTGGGAAGTCCTGATAAGGCAGAATCAGTTTTAGGTGATGATGCTGAAGCAAAGGATAGCGGGGACCAGAAAGACCCCATGGAAGAATTGCCGGCTTACGCTAAGAAGCGTTTAGGGATGCAAGAAAAGCGGCATAAAAAGGAATTGAGAGCATTGCAAGATCAATTAATGAATTTGCAATCTCAAGTAGGATCTTCCAATCAATCTCAAATGCAGCAATCGCAACAGCCTATGGCTGGTTCAGGCGATGATCAGATACAACGTGCAGTAATGATGGCGCTTCAAGCTCAGGATGAGCAGAAACGTCAACAAAAGCAGGCAGAAGATGCGTCATATGTGAAGCAACATTATCAAGGGTTGCAAGACAATCTGGATAATGCTTCAGAAAAATATGATGACTTTGATGATGTAGTAAGAGCGCCGGACGCACCTTACACAGCAGCGATGAGGGATGTCGCATTACTTCTACCTAATTCTGCCGATGTACTCTACAAACTTGGCAAAAGCAAAGATGAGCTAAAACGAATATCTGCACTCCACCCAATAGATCAAGCAAAAGAGATGGTGAAACTGTCAGTTGCTTTGATGGATGGGAACGGAAAAGCATCGTCTGCACCTAGACCTATCAGTCCAATCAAAAGCAATCCAGCTTCCAACTCCGATGCAATCACTGACAAAACTCCCGCTTCTGTAATAAGAGCGCGGATGAAGTCGGGCAAATGGAAGTAATTTTTTAAGTGACCAAATGGAGATTGGAAAATGGCTAATCAATTTATTACGACTGATTTAGTAAGTAATACTGCTCTTGCAATGTTCGCTAACAACGCCCCTTTTGTTATGACTGGAAGTAGAATTTATCAAGATGATTTCACTTCTTCTGGTTACAAAATTGGCGACACCCTTCAAGTTAGAAGACAAAATCATTTTATCGTTGGTGATGGATCTACCGCAACTCCTCAAGATATCGTTGAGAGTGTCGAGAATCTCGTAATTGCACATCAATATCACGCTTTAATTGCTTATACGATTCAGGATTTATCTTTAAGAATTGAAGATTTCTCACGATTATTTATCCAACCTGCAATTCAAGAAATAATTACTCAGATGGAAAGAGATATTGCATCAGCCGCTGAACAAAATCTTTATTTCTTCACGGGAACAGCCGGAACAGCAATCAATAGTTTTACGGTCGTCGATACTGCTGGTGCTAAATTACTCGAACAAGGTGTAAATATTTCATCTGATGCTTATATGTCAATGACGGTTCGAGATGGATCTACGCTTAAAGGCGCATTACTCAATAACTTCACTCCAGTATTTAACGAAGATATTGTTAGACAATCTGCAATTGGTCATCTTTCTTATTTCGATATTTTCCAATCTCAAAATATTATTCGTCACATTGCTGGTGCTGGCCCTCGTTTAACTCCTGGAGATACTTTATTAGTTAACGGTGCTGTAATTTCTGGTAATTCAATTATATTATCTGGCGCTAGTTTCGGCGTTACTAACTATTTTGTAGTTGGAGATGTTATTTCCATTGCTGGAGTGCAGAGCGTTAATCCAATTGGCAGAGCAGCAACTGGACAAAATATGCAATTTGTTGTTACAGCAAATGCAAGTTCCGATGGTGCAGGTGCTATAACAATTAGTGTTTCTCCAAGTATTATTTCTGATACTTCAAATCCAAATCGTAACGTAAACAATGCTGTGCCAAATGGTGCTGCTGTAACGATGGTTGGTAGCCATAATGTGAATGTGGCCTATCCATCTCGTGCATTAGATATTGTTTGTCCGCCTCTTTATAAGCTTCAAGTTCCATATGCTAGTGTTTCTGTTGATCCTGAAACTGGTTTATCACTTGCAGTAACACAAACCGGTGACATATTGGGATATCAAAACTACATGCGTTTAGATATCTTATGCGGTTTTGCTTGGCATCCTCAATATGCAGTTAGAATTTTGTCATAAGGAAAAGTTATATGCTTAATTGTGTTTATCATCCTGTTGAAGAAATGCGTGTTGTTGAGGATGACGAAAAAGCAAGACTTTTAGAAAGCGGCGTTTGGTTTGATAGTCCATTAAAGGCTAAAGAAATAAGGGAAAAATATGAACGGAAAATACGGAATGAAGGAAAACGTGGAAAAGTCAAATCAGAAATCAATGCAGAGAATGGGTGATTCTTTACATAATTCAAATGATGCATTTGTAAAGAAAAGTCAAAATTCATTGCTTTCTCTTGCTGGTAAAAATCCAGATCTCAAACCTGAAGCACAAAAGTTCAATGCTTATATGTGCAACAACGGTGAAAATGCTGTTGAATTTGGTAGCAAATTAACCGAAGGTTTGGATAAAAAAGCTTTTCCAGTTAAGTAATTAAATTAGTTGCGGAGGTAATGGAATGCCTCAAGTAACGCGTACAACTAATGATATTATTATTAATTCATTATACTTGATTGGTGAATTAGGCGTTGGTGAAACTCCTGACGCCTTTATGTTAACAACAGGTCTTGAATTAATAAATGAATTATTAGATAAATTTTCTTCAGATGGGATTTATGTTCCATTTCTAACTACACTTTCATTTAATTTCGTAGAAGGACAGGGAACCTATTCTATTTCTGATATGATCACTAATCCAAATATTAGTGGTGATCGTATCATAGATTTAGTATTTGCAAATTTCTCAATCGGAGATTCAATTGTTTATCCGCTTAGAATTGTTAACAAAGCAACTTATTATAACAATGTTAGATTAAGCACTCTTCAAGCTAGACCTGGTATAATATTTTTAGATAAGCAAGATGATAGAAGTTTTATTACCGTTTATCCCGCACCTGATCAGCCTTATCCTGCAACAATTCAAGTAAAGAGCATGATCAATGAATTAGACGCCTATGAGGATATTATAGAAATCCCTCCATATTATTATGGATTTATGAAATATGCGTTAGCACGAAAATTCATGGCTTATTATCCATCAGGAAATTGGCCGCAGACTAATGAAGATGAATATCAAGATTATTATAGTAATCTAAAGAATGCCAATGAAACTGATTTAACTATAAGATCATCTGCAATCCTAACTATCAAACAGCCGTTCTACTGGCAAAGTATATTGGCGTACTTCTAATGCCTATGCAGGACTATGAAATAGTTGGCAGTTATAATAATCAACGAGTAAGTAGTATTGATTCGGAAAGATCAGTTAATCTATTTGAATATACTGATCCGTTAGGTAAAAAACCAAAATCGTTATTATCAACATCTGGTTTGATTAATACTAATATTGTATTTTCTGGCAATACAGGTGGAGTAAGAGCGCAATTTATATTTGATGATAATTTATTTATCGTAGTTGGAAATATTATTTATAGATTTGACTCTACTCTATCCATTACAAATACGCAGATAATTAATACAAATTCAGGACATGTTGGAATTGATGCAAATACTTTTCAGGTAATATTTGTAGATGGAACAGATGGCTGGATATGGGATAACAACCAACAATTATTTACACAAATAACAGATAGCAATTTTCCAGATCAAGCAGTTGATGCTTGTTATTTGGATGGATTTTTTGTAGTAGCAGTTGGTGAAAGTGCTAATTTTCAATTGTCTAGTTTATTTCAAGGAATGGTATGGGGAAGTGATACAGAAACAATTATATCTACTAATACTGTTGCAGATACAATTAATATTGCTAATACAAATAATTTTCAAACCGGTGTTCCAATCACATTTACTGGAGCAGGTATTATGGCTCCATTAAATATAACAGATACATTTTATTCAAGAAGAATAGATGCTAATAATATTCAAATTGCTATTACCTACGATAATGCAATTGCAGGAACTGTTGTAGATTTAACAGGTGCAGAAGTTGGTGATGTATCTGTAGTAGGAGAACTTCAAGAAGGATCTATTACTTCTCATCCTGGAACTATCGTTGGATGTCGAACATTGCATCGTAGATTATTTTTATTTTCTCAGAATTATACAGAAGTATGGGAAAATGCAGGTGCAGGAACTAATTTACCTTTTAGAAGAAATAATAGCTTATTAATGGAATATGGAACACCAGCACTTGGAAGTATTTCAGTTGGCTTTGATAGATTATTTTTCTTAGCGCAAGACAAAGATGGATTGGGTGCAGTAATGCAAGTATTAGGTACGCAACCTGTTCAGGTAAGCAATAGAGCATTAGATTTCCAATTTGCCCAATATGCAGCAGATCCAGATACTGGTGTTTCAGATGCAGTTGGTTTTTTGATGAAAGAAAATGGTCTTATATTTTATAGATTAAATTTTACTGCTGCTAATCATACTTATGTTTATTCTATTGATAGCGATCTTCAAAATCCTAAGTGGCATGAAGAAGAATTATTAAATGGTGACAGACATCCTGCTCAGAATCATGCTTATTTTAATGGATTAAATTATGTTGGCCATTATAATGAATCTACTATTTATATCGTGAGCGCTAATCACTCTACAAATGACGGTCAACCAATAAAACGTATGAGAATTGGTAGACCGTTTTCTCCTCCTAGTTATCAAAGAATAAGAGTAGATAGATTTCATTTGGATTTATTGCAGGGAAGAGTTGAGCGTAATGAAGATATATTAGATTTATTATCTGAGGTATCTGCTGAGATATTAACAGAATTAGAAGATAATATTATTTTAGAATCTAGTACATTTTCAACTGGTGAACAACCGGAAGTATTTTTATCTATCTCAAGAGATGGTGGTCAAAGTTATGGAAATAGAATTAGGTCTTTTATGGGTAAGATTGGTCAAAGAACTTATCGAACAGTTTGGAGAAAATTAGGAACTACACCTAGAGGACAAGCATTTGTTCCGAGAATAGAATTTTTTAATGAAGTGCCATTTATAATTTTAGGTGCTGCATGGAGTATTGAGGTTTTACCGGAGTAATATGGCATTAGATATTGACCAACCAAATATATATGATCCTATTGTAAAGACAGGAACAAGTCATTTAAGTGATATTTGGGTTGGTTGGTTTAGTTCTTTTTATCAGACTTTAATAGGATATTTATCTCAAAATGGGATATTTATTCCAATACTTACAACAGTAGAACGAGATGCGATTCAATCAGCACAAGAAGGACAAATAATTTATAATAGTGATTTTAATGGAATAGAATTTTACAATGGTAATAGTTGGGGATTTATGGTCCCTCAATTAACAACTGTTCAAAGAGATGCAATTCAAATTCCTCAAGAAGGTCAGATTATTTATAATAGTGATAATCAAACCATTCAATCTTATTTGAATGGTGCTTGGAGACAATCTTTATCACCTTATAGTTTATATGCGCCACAATTAACAACCGCACAACGTGATGCTTTAACAGGTGTGGTAAACGGACAAATAATTTATAATACTACTACTGACAAGTTTCAAGGAAGAGAAGCAGGAGCTTGGGTTAATTTAATTTAATCATAAGGATATGATTATGGGTCAATCAAGATATGGTTCTCAACAACCACAGCAGGGCTCACAAGGAGGCTATCAAAATCCTTTTGGTTCATTATCTAATTCTTTTGCATCTATATTTAGCGGATTATTTGGAGATTCTGGTGATCCATATAAACAAGCCGCTGATCAGTATCAAAAATATTATGGGCAAGCGGCACAATATCAGCAGCCTTTTTATGAAGCTGGTGTTGGTGCATTACCAGGGTATCAAGCATGGCTTGCTGGTCAACAAGATCCTTCAGGATTTATAAATAATCTAATGGGTCAATATCAGCAATCTCCTTATGCCAAATATCAAACCCAACAGGGATTACAAGGTGCTCAAAACGCCGCATCTGCTGGTGGATTATTAGGCTCAACTGCCTTATCTAAATTTAACCAACAACAAGCACAAGGAATCAGTTCTCAGGATATGCAGAATTGGTTGGCAAATGTATTAGGAATTAATACGCAATATGGTGCTGGAATGGGCGGATTAGTTGGAGGTGGAATGGGAGCTGCTAATAGTTTAGGAAATATTTATAGCGGATTAGGAAATGCAATGGGTGGAATGGCTTATGGTCAAGGAGAAGGTGAGAATCAAGATTGGTCTAATCTGGTTGGCGGACTAGCTTCATTATTATAAAGGTGATATATGGCATTTGATATTCCATTACCGAAAGGTGTTGCAGATGTAGAACCTGGTGGCAGAATATTATCTGCTATGAGAAATATTAATGCTCTAACTAGTGAGCAATTAGACGCTCAAAAAAAAGCTTTAGAGAATCAATATTATGCACCTAATATCCAATCTGAAATGCAATTAAGACAAGCACAGACCCAACGATCTAATCAATTATTGCCTTATGATATTACGAATCAACAAAATATTAATCAAATGTATATTCCAAATGTACAGGCTGATATTGCACAAAAACAAGCTGAAACAGAAAAAATTAATTATATATTAAAACATCCAGGATTTATGGGAGGAGATGAAGCTAAAAATATTCAATATTTAATAGATAGTGGTATAATCAATCCAAATACGATTAATCAACCTTCTCAATCTAATTATCAAAATATTTCTCCATCTAATATTTCATCTAAAAATATACCATCTTCAAATATTCAAGATTCAAGACAAATAATTAATCCAACTTCTCCTTTTCAAACAAATAATCCATTAGTAAATGCTATTCTTAATAAACCATATGCTCAAACTGCTTATCAACAAAGACAAGCACAAGGATGGGATTGGGTTCATACTCCTACAGATGCTAAAAGTTATGAAATTGCAGTAGGATCAGGAATGGGAATTAATCCAGATGAATTTATTAATAAAAGATCTCAAGGCCAATCTTTGCAAGATATTGCAAGAGAAAATGGATTTGATCCAAATAATTTACCTGATCCAGATTATTTGCCTACAAGAGGAAATATTCAACAATTAAAACAAAGACAAACTGCATTAAATGAAATGAAAGTTTTAGATAAATTTATAAAAGAAGGATTAGGACCTTATTCAAGAACTGTATTAGGTTATTCTCCGGCACAAATTTCAGATGCATTAAGTGGTAAAAATGAAGATCAACAAGCAAAATTTTTAGCTGCACGTGCACTTGCACCAGAATCTGGAAATTTACGATTATTAGTAGCACAAGCTCGGACAGGGCAAGGTGCAATAAAAATGATGATGGATAAATCTTTAAGTAATATTAATACTTATCAAAGTTTAGTAAGTCCTAAAGTTTATGATAAATCTCAAGATTTAATTGAAAATACTTTAGATAATATGTTTAATGCAGCAAATAAAGCATATGTTGTTGGTAAAAATAAAAAATCAGAATCACAAAAAAGTGAACCTGATGAAGGAATAATAGAATTTATAAGAGATCCTAATAATCCTAAAAAATTAATAAGGAAATCTTAATGATAATTAAATATCAAGGTAAACCCTATAAATTTCCAGATGGAACATCTGATGAGGAAATAAGTAGTACTCTGCAGAAGGAACAATCATTACCAGAGCAATCTCAACCATCTTCTCAGCAATCAAATGCAGATAGATTATATGGATTACCTGGATTTAAAGGAACTTTATTATCAGATGTTGCAAATGTAGGTGCCGGATTATTAAATCAAGGCAAATCATTTTTACAAGCGATTCCTGATTTACAAAAAATGGTTCCGCAATCAATGCAAAATGCATTTCTGTATAAACAAGGCCAAAGACCTATTGATAAATTCGATCCTTATAAAACTATTGGCGTTTCAGAGCAGCCAATTAGCACACAAGCAGGAGTTATGCAGACTTTAGGTGAATTTCTTCCTGTTGGACCGCCAGCAGAAAAAGCATATCAACTTGGTAAAGAAGGAATAGAAAAAGCATCTCCTTATGTTAAAAACATTTTTTCTAAATTTGATCCTGAATCACAGGCAAAAAATATAGAAAATAAATTAAGTCAAGGATCAAATACTGTAGATGAAAATTCTAAATTATTAACAAGTGATGTAAGGAATGGTTATGACATGAGAAATCAGGAATCTTCTATATTTTTAAATCATGCATTAGATGAGGCTGGAGAAGAACAATTATATGAAAAACCAAATCCTTTAATATCAACAGCATTAGATAAATCTAAAAAAACAATGGATAGTATTGATGATTTAAATGTATCAGATTTATATGATAAATTTAAAAAAAATCCTACATTTAATAATGCACATTGGTTGAAATCTGAGCTTGGTACACTAATAGGTGACTTAGAAAAACAACCAATAGATGCAGCATTACGCAATCAAATAAATTTAGTTAAATCAGCTAGAAATAATTTAGAAAGTGATATTTCTGATTTTTTAGAAAATAGAGATTTAAATAATAATATGCAAATAGGACCTTCTTATCAAAAAGGAATTGATTTATATAGGGAAAATGTTGCCCCTTATTTAGCAAATAAAAAATTAAGAGAAATCACAAGAGGAAGAAAGACAATAGTAAAAAATATTCATAGTATTTTTGATACACCTTCCGACATTGTAGATAAAGAAGGAAATATAAAGATTGGACCAATTAATAAAATTATGCAAGATCTTCCAGAACAATCAAAAAATAGAATTTTATTTAATGCTATTGGTGGAAAGCAAAAGGGATCAAATCAATTATTAAATAATCTACAAAAAGCAAAAAATAAAGGATTTGGATCTTATTTTACTCCTGATATTAATGAAGATATTAATATACTTAATCAAAGATTATTAAATAAAAATCGTTTATTGACTGGTGCTAAAATAGCTACTGGTGCTGGATTAGGTTTAGTGGCATTTGAAGATCTTTATCATGCTTTAAAGTAAAGTGAATAATAGTATTAATTATCATATTTAAATTGTAAAATGATTGCGTCTTCACAAGGATTGTGTTAATGACTCTTTTCCATTTATTGTCACCGATGCCTAAATGGTATATAGCGGATAACTCTGGAAATCCATTGGGTGCCGGTTATATGCGCACTCTAAGTCATCTCAACAAAAGTGATGAAAAAGCAGTTTATCAAGATAATCAAGGTTCTATTCCGTGGGAAAATCCTATTGTTTTTGATGCAAATGGTTCAGAAGGACCATTCTATTGGGAAGTAAATGATGAAGATTTGAGCGATACCTATTATTTAGAAGTTTATGACAGGAATAATAATTTAGTTTTCACAATTGATGATTTTTTTCCTCCTGGAGAAGGTGGTGGCGGAGGCGGAACAACCTATATTGATCTAAAGAATTATATTGGTAACAATGTTTTTTGGAGGAATTTAGGCACTTATGCGTCTCCCGTCCCTAATGGAACGGTTATCGCACCTGGTAATCACATCGGATTTCATTTGCCTGATATCACGATGTTTAAAGAAGCGACTAATAATGCTGTAGACACTATTGAATTTGTTAATTTTCCAATAGGTCCTGGTCCACTTGCAGGTGATATAACTCCTATTCAATATTTAAAATATAGTGTTGGTATTACACCTACTATCGATACGCAACGCGCTATTAACTTTCCTGTCGATGCAAAAGTAAATAACTTAAATGGTCAAGATGTAACTTTTACATTTTGGGGAAGAGTAATAACTGGGAATCCAAATATAACGATATTTGAATATCAATATTTTGGTACTGGAGGTTCACCAACCGCACCTAATAGAAATGCAGTAGGTTCAGCACTTTTGACTGCAGATTGGCAAAAATTCGATATTTCATTTAACTTTACGAGTACAGCAACTGCAACATTAGGTGGAAATGGAGATGATGCACTTTATGTCCAAATAGGATTTCCATTAGTTGCTACAACTGAAATACATATCACAAAACCATCTTTATATTTAGGGACGATTTCTCCAGGCGCTGATTTTGATACTTATGATCAAATAGATTCTATTATTAATACGCCCAGAACGGGCGATATACGACTTGCACTTAATACTTTCTCGCAAACCAATATGTTTGGATGGGTTCCAATGAATGATGGAACCATAGGAAATAATGTCGTAGCACTTGGATCATCTAATGCAACAACTAGAGCAAATTCAGATACATTTTTCTTATATTCTACCATTTGGAGTAATATATCTGAAAGCTCTGGTTATGCACCAATTTATGACAGTTCCGGTAATCCTACAACTCGTGGTGCTAGTGCAGCAGAAGATTTTTATGCTTTAAAAGCGTTATCATTGACTAGAGCATTGGGAAGAGTATTTGGTGGAACATACACAACTGTATCATTAACATTTACAGTTACTGTTGTGACAAGTTTATTTACGATTTCAAGTACAAATTCATTTTTAACCGGTAAAGCTGTTCGTTTAACGACAACTGGAACTTTACCATCTCCATTACAATTGAATATTACTTATTATACGATACGTGTAGATGCAACAACATTTAGAATAGCGCAAAATTATACAGATTCGATACTAGGAGTATTCATATTATTAATAGATGCTGGAACTGGTACTCATACTATTTCAACTCCTCCATTTGCTTTAGGTCAACCAACTGGAGATGAATTACATACACTTACTGTTGCAGAACTTGCATCACATAATCATACAGCTACAATTAGTCCAGAAATACGTATAGCGGGAGAGTCAGGCGTAGCTACTTCATTGGGGAATTTTGAACAGACCTATGTTGTTCCTGCTGTAACAGTAGCAAGTACAGGTTCTAGTACCCCATTCACAATAGTACAACCGAGCATATTTTATAATGTTTATATGAAGCTTTAGGAATTTTACATGGAGTGTAAAAAATGGCATTACCAATTTTAATTGTTCCTCCTTTAGATCCTTATGGATATACAGGACCAGTTAGAACAATGTCTGGAGTTGCAAGAACTTCAGATGTTGTAACTGATACTCCTTATGGCGATACAGGTGTTCCTGAATTTGCTAGATGGTTATATGTTGGTGTAACAGGAGACGTATCATATGTTAAATGGGATGGAACATCACAGACTCTTGTAGGATTAGCTGCTGGTATTTGGCATCCAATTTATTCTATACGAATAAATTCTGTCGGAACTACTGCAACTGATCTTGTATGGGGAAGCTAGCTAGCTTTTATTAACTTTTAATGGAGTAAAAATCGTCATGACGACATTTAGTGCATTTTATAGAAGAGAACAACAGATTTCATCTGTACGTTTAGCTCGTAGTTCTAACTTAGCTGGAACGTATAGCAATGGACCAAGTAACAATGGAATTGGCGCAACGCTTACAGTTGCTGCAAGTACTTTAACGATTGATTCAGTTCTTTGCGTAGAAAATGATAGAATTTTATTATTCGCTCAAACAAGTGGTTTTCAAAATGGTATTTATTTTATTGCAAGTATTGGTTCTACAGTTGTATTAGAAAGAGCGCCTGATTTCCAGACATTCGATCAAATGAAACCAGGTTATTTTGTGCCGGTTGCTGCTGGTACTGAATTTAATGGTGCAGTTTTTGGTGTTGTTGAACCGCAAGTTGGTATTGTTGGAACGGATAGTATCGTATTTGCAAACGTAGCTGCTTCACCTGATTCTTTGACGCTAAATAACGATGGATTACAAATCTATGATACTGACGCAAGTCATCTTTTAACGATTTCTCCAGGATCTAATTTAACAGCAGATCGTGTATTTACGCTTACCACCGGGGACGCTGCTAGAACGCTTGATATCAGTGCTGCAAACGTTACTGTTTCTACATTCGGAGCATCTGTTGTAGATGATGCATCGGCTGCTGCTGCTGCAACAACTCTTGGATTAGGAACAGGTGACAATGTTTCATTTTTATCTGCAACTCTTCCAAATGCAGGATTACATCTATTAGATACTAATGCTTCTCATGATCTCGTAATTAGTCCAGGAAGCGATTTAACTGCTGATCGAGTATTAACCCTTACTACTGGAGATGCAGCTAGAAGTATTACATTGAGCGGTAATCCAACATTAGCCGATTGGTTTGACCAATCAGTTAAAGTTGCTGACAACCCAGCTTTTGCTAGTGTTACACTTAACAATTCAGGTCTTCATGTATTAGATTCTAATGCATCGCATGATTTAGTTATCACTCCAGGATCAGATCTAACAGCAGATAGAATTTTAACTCTTACTACTGGTGATGCTGCTCGTACATTAGATATTAGCGCTGCTAACGTTACGGTTTCTGTATTCGGTGCAAGTTTAGTAGATGATGCAGCAGATTTAAATGCACTAACTACTCTTAATTTAAGAAGAGGTGATTCAGATACTTGGGGTGGTGGTGGAACATCATTTGCATTTACATGTACCGGTATTGTTGCAACAGATATTGTACTTGTTAGTTTAATTGCGTCTGCAAATAATGTTGCAGTGACAAAATGTGTAGCAGGAGCTGGGGTTATTACAGTTGATTTTACTGCTGATCCAGGTGCAGGAACTATTGTTAATTTCTTAGGTATTCCAACGGTATAAGGTGAGTATATGGACAAAATAGGTGGTGGATTTATACCTATTATTATCTATTCCACTTTTGGCGAAGCGTTTCAGCAATCAGGAACGATTATCACGGAAAGTGGAAATGATATTTTGACGGAAAGTGGAAATGAACTAATAGTAGAATAGGGAGATATTTTGCCATGGCAGGCATAAAAATAAGTGCTTTACCAACAGTTGTATCAACAACTATAACGGATATCTTTCCTATTGTTCAAGGCGGTATAACCAGTAGAGCCTCTATCGCTCAATTATTAGATACGATCGGTACAGAACATATATGTAGAGTAGGAAGCACTGCTGCTTTAACTGTTACTTATTCCAATGGATCATCAGGAGTAGGTGCAACTTTAACTAATGCAGGAGCACTTGCTGCGCTTTCAATAGATGGAGTTGCATTAGCAATTGGAAATAAAGTTCTTATTAAAGATCAGGCATCTACTTTTCAAAATGGTGTTTATGAAGTCACTGTAATTGGATCTGGTGCAATTCCATGGGTTATGACAAGAGATGATGGTTATGATCAAGTTGCTGAAATTGATCAGGGAGATTTTTTCACAATTGGAGCTGGCACCACTAATGCTAAAACGCAATGGATTCAAACTGAAGTTGTAGCAACAATTGGTGTAGATGCAATTTTATTTGAATCAAATGTTGTTGCTGGAACTGGTATTACGAAAACAAATAATACTGTTGCGTTAACTGTACCAGTTAGTATGGCAAATGGTGGAACTAATAAAGCATTAACTGCAAACAATGGTGGAATTGTTTGGACCGATGCTAACAGTATGGAAGTTCTTGCAGGTACGGCTACTGCTGGTCAAATACTTCTATCTGGTGCGACAGCAACTCCAGCTTGGTCAACTCCCACATATCCGTCAGCTTCTGGAAGTGCAGGACAAATAATAAGATCAAATGGTACGAATAATGTTTATAGTACTTCTACATTTGCAGATACCTATACAGCAAGTAATTTACTTTATTCTAATGGCGCAAATACAGTTACTGGATTAGCTACTGCTAATAATGGAGCATTAGTTACAAGTAATACGGGAGTTCCGTCAATATTAGGAGGTCCTGGAACTACTGGAAATATATTACAATCAAATGCTGCTGCAGCTCCTTCATTTTCAACAGCAACTTATCCTGCAACTACTACCATTAGTCAATTATTATATTCTTCTAGTGCAAACGTTGTTGCAGGATTAGCTACAGCAAATAGTGCATCTTTGGTTACTAATTCAACTGGAGTACCAGTATGGTCTTCTTCTCTTACTGATGGACAACTTATTATTGGATCAGCAGGTGCAACTCCAACTCCAGGAACTTTAACAGCAGGAACAGGAGTTTCAATTACAAATGGCGCTGCATCAATAACAATTAATTCAAGCGGTGGTGGATTAACTTGGACAGAAGTAACAGGTGCATCAGCTCCTATGTCTGTTTCAAATGGTTATATTTCAAGTAATGCAGGATTAGTAACTTTAACTTTACCTGTAACAAGCGCAGTTGGTGATGTTATTTCAATTGTTGGAAAAGGTGCTGGTGGTTGGCTGATTGCACAGGGTGCTGCAAATCAAATACAAATAGGATCAAGCGCATCAACATTAGGTGTAGGAGGTAGCGTTGCATCATCAAATAGATACGATTCAGTTAATTTAGTTTGCGTTACAGCTAATTCAATTTGGGTGACAGTAGGTGGTCCTCAATCAGCAGGATTAACAATTGTTTAAAGGATTAAATAAATGGCTACTAATAATGCAATAAATACAGGTTCAATGACAGATGGTCAACTTATCATTGGATCAACTGGAACAATTCCAACAATTGCTGCATTAACGGGGACTGCAAATCAAACAGTAGTAACAAATGCAGCGGGTAGTATTACATTAAGTCTTCCTCAATCTATTGCTACTTCATCTGGTGTGACATTTGATAATGCATCATTAACAGGTGGATTTCCATTAAAAATAGGACCATCTACTGTAGGTGTTTCAAAAACATCACGATTAACAATTGTTGAATATGATGGTGTGAATGCTTGCGCTATGTTAGTTAGTGTAATGAATACTACAACTAATACTTTAACTTGGGGTGGCGGAACAGGATCAAGAACAGCAGCGACTAGTCATTTATTTAATGCAGCAGCAACAAACGGAGTATTTACAGGAACTACTATTTATACTATTAATATTAATGGTTGTACTTTAAATAGTGGCAATCTAACTCTTTCACCATTAACTGCAAGTAGACCATTGAAATTAGATGGATCTAAAAATGTTACTGCAACTCAAATTGATTTAGCTAGTACAAACGATATTACGGGTGTTGTTGCATTAGCGAATGGTGGAACAAACAAAGCATTAACTGCATCAAATGGCGGTATTATATATTCCGATACTGATTCTTTTGAGGTATTAGCAGGAACCGCAACTGCAGGGCAAATTTTGCGATCTGGCTCATCAGCAGCTCCTTCTTGGTCAACAGCAACTTATCCTGCAACTACTACTATTAATGAAATACTTTTTTCTTCTGCTGCTAATACGGTAACTGGGTTAGCAGGCCCTGGAGGAAATTCAGTTTTAGTTTCAACTTCTGCTGGTGTACCAATTTGGTCAGCTGCAATGACAGATGGAAGACTCGTAATTGGAAACAGTGCAGGAACTCCAACTGCAGCAACTTTAACAGGAACTGCAAATCAAGTTACAGTAACAAATGGAGCAGGCAGTATAACTTTAAGTCTGCCTCAATCTATTGATACTGCTGCTACAGTAACATTTGGTACTGTTAAAGCAACGGATGGAGTTCCATTAGTAATAGGACCATCTACTGTAAATGTTGCTAAGACTTCAAGATTTGGAATTGTTGAATATGATGGTGTAACAGTTGCAAGTATGTTAGTTAGTGTAATGGATGCCACTAATAATACTTTAAATTGGGGTGGTGGAAATGCTTTACAAACAGCAGCGACTAGTCATAAATTTTATGCTGCTGCTGCTATTGGAACAACAACAGGTACATTAATTTCAACTACTGATACAACTGGAATAACATTAAACAGCGGAGATTTAAATTTATCACCATTAACCGCTTCAACATCTATATATTTAGATGCAAGTAAAAATGTAAAATCTTTAGCATTAACAAATGGTCAATTACAAATTGGTAGTACTGGTGCTATTCCTGTTGCTGCAACTTTAACAGAAGGAAGTGGTATTTCTATTACAAATGGTGCTGGTTCCATTACGATTTCAGAAGTAGTTTCAACTGAAAATTCAATTACCGCTTTTGCAGGTGGTGGACAAGCAAGTGCTACTCAATTAACAGCAAGAACTTCTAGGATTACAGTAGTTGGAACAGCAGGTGATTCAGTTAAATTGCCATCTAGTCCAGTAGTAGGATTATCTTATTATATTAGAAATGATGATGCAGCAGAAAGTTCAAATGTATTTCCACAAAGTGGAGGATCAATAAATGCTCTTGGTGTAGATGCTGCATATGCATTAGCAGCTGGAACATCAGTGATTATGATTCCATTTTCATCAACAGTATGGTACTCATTTAGCGTTTCATAAGTAGAATATGGCTACTAATAATTCAATAAATACAGGATCAATGACAGATGGACAACTTATTATTGGATCAACTGGAACAATTCCAACAATTGCTGCATTAACGGGGACTGCAAATCAAACAGTAGTAACAAATGGTGCCGGTTCTATTACATTAAGTTTACCTCAAAATATAGCAACTACTTCCACTCCTACTTTTATTGGTGTAAATACTGCAAATGCAAAATTTGTTGGTAGTTCTACAATATTAACTACAAGTTCATGGACAGATATTGTATTTACAAGTGTTAGTGCTACAGGTATTACTACTGCAAGTGATAAATCTTTTACTGTAGATTCTAATGGTACATATAGAGTAAGTTTTTTTGCAGCTTCAACTTCAACAACTTATTACTTAACATTACAAATTGGAACAGCAGCAAATACAAATGTTATTGGTGAATGTCAATCCGGGAATGATTCATCAGTTAGTCCAGCAGCAAGTGGGAGTATTGATGTTAGTTTAGTAACTACAAATACTTATACTCTAAGAGGATGGCAAGCAAGTGGGAGTGACAAAACAATTTCAAGAGCTATGATGAGTATAACAAGAATAAGTTGAAATTTTATAAAAATATTTTTATTATACAAATAATTTATAGTTCAATAAGTGCGACGTTTACAGGATAAGATTATATCCTCTTTTATTACGTTTCTTTTTCACATCCTCAATCATTTGTAATGCTTCTTCATAAGATTGAAATGCGAAATTCTTGTAATTTCCTAATCGTGAATAAAGACTTCCCCAACTACATGTTAGCATCCAGGTATCAAAGAAGTCCTTTAGCAAATAGATTTGATAATACCGGCCATTTTCCTTGTGCCATTTATAGCACAAATTCATTATAATTTTGATTCCAATGATAAAATTTTAGACATCAAAGAATTTCTTTGAACATCTAATAGTGATAATTCTTCTTTCAATTCTTCAATGAATGATTCGTTTTCACTATAATGTTTAGAAACTAATTCACCCATCATCTTTTGTAATGCTTGTAGAGCACTATTACCATTATTAAATGAGACAGATGCATCTATTTCATGTTCATAATAAACTCCATCTTTACCCATGATAATTTTAAACATAGGAACATCATCAACTATATTCCATTCTGAATTAAATTCTATCATTTTTTATGTCCTTTTTTGATCTTAATGATACAAACAGCATCAGTCATAATAACATGATTTGTATGATCTTCAGTAAAAAACTTAAAATCACCGTTATATTCTATTGCATGAACATTACTTTTGTATATCAATTTTGAACCACTATAACAGGATATTTGTGAAGCATGGACTAAGATTGGAAAAAGTAGAACCATAGCAATCAATGTGCGCAACATATCAATTCCTTTTTGATGACATGCGAATTGTACATGTAATTTTGAGCAATACAATTGGATGTTTAATTATTTAGGAGGATTAGGAAGACGCATCCAGTGAGTTACTCGCATATAAACATTAAATAATTCTGCTACTCCAGCTGGTAAATTTTCAGGAACTTCATTTGTATACCATTTTTTTGTATTGTTCCAATCATAATATAATACATCCATTGATGAAACTGGACACATATCTATGTACACACTTCGACATAGAACAGGATCAATATCATTTGGTAATCTATCTTTAACACTTACCCAAGGCCAACCCCACATTATGACCATTCCAGTTTCAGGTGGTATCAAATTATCGAATATTCCTTTATCTGTCATGTTATAATCCTTCTATAATAAGTAGTCTAAGTTTCATTTAGCCAGTAAGATATATTACTGGCGGCTTATTTTGCTGTTATTTTTCTTAAAGCAGTTTTCAATTCCTCAATAGATATTTTTGCTGATAGTTCAATATTATTGTCACTATTGTCAGTTATATTTATCCATACGTGATTATCCTCATTAGTATTGTGAACTTCAAAAACGCACAAATTGTCCATATCTTCAAGCTTAATTTTCACATGCATCTCCCTTCTCCTAAATTATTTTGGGACCCAGTTGTTTTTAATATAAAATGCTATAGATTTTTGTATATATCGCGCCTCATTTTGTATTGCAACTCTTTTCTCTGCTTCTGCTAATTGTTTTTGATATGCTTCTTCTTTTTCTTTCAATATGCGTTCTTGTTGTTTTTTATATTCTATTTCTTCCTTGTCAAAATCATTATCCTTTGGAATAAACTTAGGGAAATTATATATTTTTGACGTTGATTCATCTTCATAAAATTGTTCAGAATAATAATTAGGAGATCGATCGCTATAAATCATATAGTTATGTGTTGTATCATTAATAATATCTCCTAAAGAATAAGATCGAATTTTTTCAAGTTTATCTCTTATCCATTTTTGACTATCTACATCAAAATATTTTTTAATAGGAACATTACAAGTAACAGATTTGTAATTAACGTATATATAATACGATTTACGGTTCAATCCCCACATCCCAGTTTTCCTGTTGTAATATCCATTTACTATAATCCTTCATAAGTAAATACCTGGCTACTTGATCTATTATCCATTGTTTATGGTGTGCATCCTGTGCTGAACTATATTCATTTATTATATACATTGCTCTATCAATTCTTTTTTTTAGATTATTCATAATTAAATCGCTATAAATAGCTTTTTATCATTAATAATTTCAATAATCACCTTCATATTTCTTCCTTATTTTATTTATCATGTTCAATTTTTTTGGAATCGTTTGTTCCATTAAGAAAAGGCATATTAGGCATTATTTCTCTCATTTGATGATATTTCATATCCAATTGAACTGTTTGCATAAATTTACCAACTAAATTAGAAACTGCGTTTGCTTGATTAGGTGCCACACTTCCTTCAATTACCTTTTCTAATACACCACTTAATAAATCTCTTAATTGTTCAGTATTTTTAATTGTCATTATTTATTTCCTTTTTAATTTTATGTTTAAGTTGAAGATGTAATCTTTTAATATCTATTACTTCTTGTGGTATATTTTCTACTGGTATTTTAATTCCATCTTTTTTGAATATCCTTTGCATTTTTATTGTTTGTTTTATATAAGCATCTGGATATCCTTTTCTATACTCTCTTGCTTTTTCTGCCATAATTTTTCTATAACCTTCTAGGTTTTCATTTTTTCTAATTTCTAATCTTTTTTTTTGGTTTTCTTTGTATTTCCCTTTATTCATTAACAATCTTCTTTTTTCATTAATTTCTTTAACTTTTTCTGGATTTTTATTTCTCCATCTTTCTGATGATAATTGTCTGCATATTTTACATGGTTGTTTTCCTGATTTAGTCCTGACATTTTCTCCATGAATTTTACATTTTCCTTTTGCTTTCTCTTCTTTAAGAATTTGGTATTCACTTTTAGGTTTTAATAATTTTTCTTTTATATATCTTTCTAATGATTTTTTTCTTTGACATATTCCACACATCCTAGATGCTCTGTTATTTACTAAAATATCTTTTCCTTCTAATTTTCCATGTATTTTACAAGTTTTAATTAATTTATTTTCTTTTGCTAATTCTCTTAATTTTAAACATTTTAATTTTTGTTTTTCTTTGTTTTTTTCTCTCCAATCTTCTGATTGTTCATTACGACATTTTTTACAAATTAAAATTCCTTTACGATTTTTAGTTATCTTATCTTGTGTTAATTTTCCATGTTTTTTACATATTTTTAAATAATTCATTATTTATTTTTTCTTCCTCACATTTAACTC